CTACCATTAACTTTAGCAGGAATACTTATCGCAACTTTAGAAAAATATACATGTATACCATCTTCAGAATCTGCCGTGCTTTTTTGAACTAAAGTAAATGGCAAACTATTTTTCATGCGCTCATACACTACACGCCAGTTACTTTTATATCTATCTCTTCTGTTAAACTGACCCCAGGTTAATCCAGCCATAGTTAAAAAAAATACCCCTTCTAATATTTAGAAGAGGCAATTAGTTTACAGATCGTTGGCGACACGGTTTTCACTTCGCTCAATGCTGAAGGTTCCTTCTGGGTATCGAGCACTCAGTTTCTCAAAGTTCATCTGAGCAATCTCTTCAAAAGAAATATCAAGAGCGATACATGCTTGAGCGATATACCACAGAATGTCACCCAGTTCTCGCTTCATATGAAAGATGTTATCTTCATTGTAAGGTTTACCTTGGAAAGCAATCTTCTTTACAATCTCAGTAAACTCACCACCCTCAGCAGTGATACCACAAGCAGCGGTCATCAGACGCTGAATATCAGCACCACTATCTTTAAGTTCTACAATACGAGCAATAAACTCACTGGTATCACGAGAGGCGGGACTGGTGACGGCGCCAACAAACTCAACATACTTATTAAAATCAATCGTCATAAAATAAAACTGGTAAATTTACTTTGTGTGTTTCTACTTTGTTCTGCCGCCATTTCTTCAAAGTCATATTCTTCTTCTTTGTCTGAAGAAAGGTCAACAGCATTGTCAACATTATACAACTTCATACGTGCCCTGTCAACCCCAACAAGGAAACGCTTATACATGGTGGGGTCGTTGTATCTATTCTTCAACTGCTTCACCATGATCTTTCCATCTTTCTCTAAGTCTTCAGTAGCAATAAGAGCAAACATAAAATCGGCAGTAGCAGGAAGACCAAAGGATTCAGAAGTATCAGTAAGGTCAACATCAGAATTACCGAAACCACTACGAGTAGTTTGAGTAGCAGAGACGAGGGGAACGTTGTGTTCAACAGCGAGACCTCTAAGTTCCTCAGCGATTGCCTTAACATAGGTGTAAGAGTTTACGATTGCTCCTTTGTATCTAGCCGAAGCACAGATATTAAGATAATCAATAAAGATAATATCAGGTTTGAATGTCTTCTTCAGTTGTAGTTCGTTCAGCAGAGATTTGAAATGACCGACATGAGCTGATGCCGTTGGATATTCTTTGATGATAAGACGACCCTGTGTTTTACGCTTCAGTTCATTAATACGACTTTGGAAGATTGTCTCAGGCAAATCTACAAGGTCTTTGATATTGACGTTAAACAGGTTAGCATCAATACGTTCGGCAATCTTCTCTTCCGCCATCTCCATAGTTATGTAAAGAACATTGCGACCTAGTGATAAACAATGAGCAGCGTAGTCACACATAAAGAGTGATTTACCTACACCAGTGCCAGCAAGAGCTACGTTAAGAGTCTTGTTTGGCAGACCACCTTTAGTAATCTTATTGAAGTATTCTAGATGGAAAGGAATCTTATCTTCTTCACGATGGTAGAACTCATATCGCTCTACGCTATTCTCAAGGTAATCATGACCTACATGTTCGTCGAAAGATACTGCCAGGGCCTCTTGTAAGATTGCTGGGATCGCATCTTTTGAAATCTTTTGATTACCTCCATCCGCGATCTTGATTGACTCAAGGAGGGCGAGATAGATTGCTCTATCCTTACACCACTTCTCTGTGGTGTCAAGCAACCAGTTGTATTCGACTTCTGAATCGTTAAGTTCAGCAATTGTTTTAACTGCGTTTTGATATACTTCCTCATTTAAATCTTTCCTTCCTTCAAGATTAATCGTCAATACTTCTTTGGTAGGCACCAGTTCATAGGTGCTTGCGAAGTTCCAGACCTCTTCATAGATCACACGTTCATGGATCTCATTGAAGTAATCTGGTTTTACAAAAGGAACAACCTTTCTGTAGAACTGTTCGTTACACAAGAGGTTGCGTAAAATAGTTGTCTCAATTCTCTCCATCCGCTACTCCATACATAAACTCTTTACGGGCACATTCATCTAGGGCTTGGAGGATTTCTGACGTGAAATACTTCTGAGGATCGGCAAGGATAACAGAAGGATAAACGGAAGATTCCCCAACAACCACGCGATTCCCCTTACGTTGGAATACTCCGTACTTCTCACCCAACTCCAGTAGTCCATAATACTTGTCCAGTCCCCGTGCGTCATAGAATAACCTCGTTTCTATATCTGAGTTTTCTTTTGTGAAGCGCGACTTCTGTGCCTTCACTTTAATAATGTTACCTACGACTTCAGTGCCATCCTTCTCTTTCTTCTTAGACAGGAAGAGAATAGTTGAGGCAGAATATTTGAGACCAGTGCCACCACCCATTTCTTTAGTTGGCACATAAGCACCCACCACTTCATATGTATGGTTGGTAACGATTAGAGGAATGCCTGCTTGTCCTAACTTGAGTGATAGAATCCTAAAGATAGATTTAATCACTTGAGCGCGAGTCATGTCGCGTGTCTCCTTACCATCTGTAGCATCCTGAATCTCTTTAGAAGTTGACAACATGCCAAGAGAATCTAACACAAACAACAGAGGTGGGCGGTCTTCTTTCTTCAGTTTCATATACTCATCCACTACTTTGATAGACTGAGTGCGAAACTCCTGAACGGTTGATACAGGCACCAGACCCACACGCTTAACATCAATACCACGAGACACCATCATATCTTTTGAGATAGCAGATTCTGTCTCAAAGTAAATTACCTGAGCGTTGCTATTGCTGGAGAGAAAGTGTTTGACGATTGATAACGCAAAAAAAGTTTTACCAGTTGAGGATTCCCCAGCGAGCGCCGTGATTTTATTCGCTGGGAGTCCACCAAAGATACTCCCAGAAATGAGAGCATTAAGAATGTAGCTACCAGTATCCACAAACGATTCGCAGTCACCAGCAGAGACTCCATCCTCAACAACACTTGCGTACTCATTATCTAACTCCTTGATAACAGATTGTAAAAAACTCATAATACCTCAGCTAAAAAAACTACTTAAACTGCCTTTACGTTCCGCTTGCCAACCGATACATTCTAGCACATTTTTCAGCGGTTCAAAGAAACTCTTCTCGAATTGTAGCGTATAGTCAATATATTTGTCAAGGTTCAGTTCCTTCGGCAGTTGTTGAAAGAACGAGATGACATTCTCGCGGATAGGATTTGGTGTCTTCAGATAGATAAACTTAATCTTTTCACCTTCTTGAATAATTGGATACTTATGCTCTAAGTTGTTCTTGCGAACATAATAGTTGTAGAGCAATGCGCCTCTTACTTGAATAGGAGTTCCTTTCTTGTAAATGTCAGCAGCACTACGATACTTAGACAAACCATTACATCCGCGAGGAAAAGCAATGTTGAGATAGTTTTGCTTCTTAGTATCTTCCTTGATTTCATTAATGAAGTCCAACACATCCTCGTTCGTTTTAGTAACAATGATACGATATGCCTGCTCCAGTTTGTCACGATAGTAAGCAGGGGTTGATGAACGAGCAGTCTCCATGCCACAGATTTTCATCTTCGGTTTGGCATAACGCACACCTTCACTATCCCAGACGTTGAGAACATAGCGTTTCTTGGCAGTCCAGAAACCACGCTCGGCAATGTTCTCACGCTTCATCTTCATTTTCTGGTCGTATGCTTTGAGATAGTCGGCCAGTTCTTGGTAAGAACTTTCAATATATTGCTCAAGTTCCAGTGAAGCGACCTTATCAAGGAACGAAACAATGCTCTCAGGAGTTTTCTCTCGTGCTCCGTATACACGTTCAACCAAAGGACCAAGGTTAAGATACATAGAGTCAGTATCAGAAGCAATAACATAATCAACATCCTGTGTCTTTAGAACTTTATTGAGATAAGCATTCATCTTTCTCTCAATCCAGCGAATAGAAAGCTGACCCGAAAGAGTGATTGCTTCAGCGATTTCAAGTTTGTAGTAACGGAAGTGCTCGTTACCGATAGCACCATAAGCAGAGTTGAGTTGAATCTTACGTGCCATCTGAATGTTATTACAGCGGGCAATCTCTTTCTTCAACTCAATCGTTGGGGTCTTCTCATATTGCTGCTTGGCAGCAATCATCTTCTTCTTGTAGATGGTGCGGTCCTCATAGATTTTCTCCATCAACTTAGGAAGGAACCCCTGAAACTTAGTGGTGTAGTGCGTCCCATTGGCGCACAGGGTCTCCCCTACGAGGTCGCTGGTATCGAACGCCTTATCGAGCAGCATATCCACGTTGACGCTGCTACGGCGTGGTAGGAGGGTCTCTGGAGACAGGTTGTATTGCATGATGAGGTGAGGGTACAGGGAGTTCAAGTCGAACGACACCACCCAGTCATACATGCCAGGCACAGGTTCCTTCACATAAGCACCAGCATACTTGGCATCCTTAACACTATCTTTCTTAGGAGGAATCACTACACCCATCTTCGCAAGATAGATGAAGATGATGTTATCCCACATACGCACCTGAGAGTAAACATCTTCGTAGTTTACTTTGGCGTCGTATGCCATAGTGAACGCCAGTTCCAATAGCTTCATCTTGTCTTCCAGTTGGTCAACAAGGCGAACGTCGATGATGTTATACTTAACAAACTTATCCCAATCTTTAGTATAGAACTCC